CTGTTTGTACTTTAGGTGCGAATAACTTTGTTTTATTCCGATACGGAGTTTAATAATCATTTAATTTTCAAAAGGAGGGGCACTTTGCTCCTCCTTTATTTTAGTAACTAAATCAAATCAAATAATAATGAAAAAAAACACAACATCAGTAGATAAGACCTACAAGCTAAAAAGCAATGCAACGCCAATCTCTTTTACGTTGCCATCAAGAAACACAACGAGGTTCCCACTTCTTTATTTTGATGAAGAGACCAATGTCAATAGACCTTTGCGATACGCAAGAAATCAAAAATCACCATTTGAAGATGAACAAGACGGAAACTTTCTTCTTGAACCAATAATCTTTGATGATGGATTCCTACGTGTTCCAAGGACAAATCCTGTACTACAGCAATTTTTACATTATCATCCATTAAATGGATATGCTTTTGTAGAAGTAGATAAAACAATTGATGCTGCTCAGGAAGTCGAGATGCTAAACTTTGAAGTAGATGCATTGATTGAGGCAAGACAATTAACGATAGAGCAACTTGAAGTGGTAAGTAGGGTTATGTTCCAAAGAGACGTAACAAATGTATCAACTGCAGAATTGCGCAGAGATGTATTAATTTATGCTAAAAGAGAACCTAAGTCATTTTTAGAGATATTAAATGACCCTTTACTTAAACTGCAGTCTAATGTTCAAATGTTCTTCTCAAACAATTTATTACAATTTAGAAATGGACAGCGTGAAGTGTGGTATAATACTAAAACCAATAAAAAGAAAATGATGACTGTACCATTTGGTGAAGACCCATTTGAAACAGTTGCTTTATATTTAAAGTCGGACGAGGGTATTGAGGTATTAAAGTTCTTAGAAATAAGTTCAAAATAATTAGTATATTTGTGCTTTATTAACCCATTTAAACTTTTTAAACGATGGAAAAATTTTTAAGTATCCCGGTAACAAACGAGCAGAATCAATTAGTATCTGCAACAGGTATTGTTTTGATTTCTCAAAATTCAACAACAACTGTTCACGTACACTACAAGGCAAGTATAGCTAGTGACGTTGTTACAATTACACATGCTACAGCAGGAGCAGGTGATGAAACTATGCGTGATGCAATTCAAGATGCAGTTATTTCTGCATTGCAAACACCATGGACAGCAGTTTCATTTAATGTATCAAATTTGCCTTATGCAGTATCAGCTATTACTGTTGCATAACATTAGTTAATTTAGAAACAAAGAGGCGCTTTAATAGAGTGCCTTTTTTTTTATTATCTTTGTAAAAAGAATAGCGTATGTCTGTGATGATAAACTCCGTAAGAAACACTGTAATAGCTGTATTAAATAAAAATAACTATGGGTATATTTCTCCATCTGATTTTAATTTATATGCACAGCAGGCGCAGTTAGAATTGTTTATGAAGTATTTCTCTGATTACAATTCAATTGTAAATAAGGAGAACGCTAGAATGTCAGGGACAGACTATGCTGATTTTGGCAAGTCATACTCCGAGCAGATGGAGGAGTTCATCGTAACAAATACATTAACAAATACATCAGTAACAAGTACGCTTTCAAATGTATATTATCTTCCATCTTTAGTTACAACAGGAGACGAAGATTATATGATAAGCAAAGTACTATGTTATTCAAAGATACTTTCAAGTGGTGTAAATACTTCTGTTGTTGCGCTTCAGTTAGTAGACTCTTTAGCTAATTTTTTATTAGCAGGGGTTTCAATTGGAGATGTAGTTGTAAACACTTCTGTTTCTCCAACTGTAACAGCTACAGTGACATCTGTGTCCGCTACGATATTAGGTCTTTCAGTAAACATATTTACATTAACACCTGAATCATATAGAGTTTTTGATTCTTCGGTTCAAAATGAAGCAGAAAAAGTTTCGGCAGGAAAGATAACATTACTAAATATGTCTCCAATTACATCTCCATCTGTAAACTATCCTGCATACACACAAACAAGTGATACAATAACTGTGTATCCGGCAAGCATTATAAACTTACCATCGCAAGTTGAAGCCACTTATTTTAGGTATCCAAAAAATCCAAAGTGGACTTATATTTCATTAGCGAATGGTGAGCCTGTATTTGACCAATCACAACTTGATTATCAAGATTTTGAAGTAGGGTTCCAAAATGAAGTAGGATTAATTATTAAGATACTTGAATACTGTGGAATAACAATTAGAGAAGCTCAAGTATATCAATTTGCTAAACAGGAAGAGACCGAAAACAATGCACAAATACCATAAAAAATGACATATATATCACAATACGAATATTATGAAAATAATGGTAATAACCCTGAAGACTTAAATTGGGGGTCTTATCAATATGTTAGTTTAGCTGATGTTGTAACGAATTTTCTTTTAATGTACTCGGGTAACCATTCATTAGTAAATAATGAAGAGAGGTACAAGATATTATTCCACGCCAAGCGTGCAGTCCAAGAGTTAAACTATGATGCGTTTAAAGAGATAAAAGTTTTAGAACTAAATGTTCCAAATACATTACGATATATTCTACCATCTGATTATGTAAATTGGGTAAGGATATCGGTATATGAGAATGGCGTTCTAAGACCATTAAGTGAAAACATACAGACATTATCTTCAGGAGCATATCTTCAAGATAACCTTTCAAATATATTGTTTGACCAAGATGGAAATGCTTTATCTCCTCAGAACTCAGCTATAGATTATGATAGAATTACAGGAACAAAAAAATCAATCTATCTAAACAAAGGAAACCAATTTGATAATCAAGCAGGGTATAATGTAGATGGTTTTTGGTATTTTGATTATGCAATTGGAGCAAGATACGGACTTAATACAGAGACAGCAAATGCTAACCCTACATTTAATGTAGATAAAAAGGCAGGTGTGATTAACTTTGATTCAGGAATGTCAGAAAGATTATGTATTCTTGAATATGTTTCAGATGGCATGGAGAATGGAGACAATTCTCTAATAACAATAAATAAATTATTTGAGGCTTATATTTATGCTTACATAAAATATGAGGTTTTAAACGCTAAATTTGGCGTTCAAGAATATGTTATTCAAAGAGCCAAAAAAGATAAGCAAGCATTATTAAGAAATGCTAAGATAAGAATAAGTAATATTCACCCCGGAAGACTTTTAATGAACTTAAGGGGCTTAGATAAAATACTAAAATAGTATGCCGAAATTTAGTAGGAATTTTGTTACAGGAAAAATGAACAAAACTTTTGATGAAAGAGTTGTTCCAAATGGCGAGTACATTGACGCTATGAACGTGCGTATGGGTTCAACGGAAAACTCTGAATTTGGAGTTATCGAAAACACAAAAGGAAACCTTCCGTTAACAGCCTTAAAATTTCTAAATACTCCTTTAAGCGTAGAAGCAAGATGTATTGGTGCTTATGAAGATGGAGCAATGGAGACAGTATATTGGTTTGTACATGACCCAAACTTCCCATTAGGACTAACGGGTAAGCTTGACTTACTTGTGTCTTTTAACATAAACAGTTCGTTCCTTACTTATCACGTTATCACTATAGATAATGGTGGTAATATAAATACAACTCTAAATTTTAATCCAAAGTATCTTATTACAGGAGTAAATAAAATAGAGAACTTATTATTTTTTACGGATAACTACAATGCTCCAAGAGTAATAAATATAAATAGAAATTATGCTGTGCCATCAGGTGCTCCATTAACAGATGCAGGCGGTATTGCAGCAGCATTGCTACTTGAAGAGTCACTACTTGTTATTAAGAAACCACCTACTGAATCTCCAACGGTACAATTATTAAATACTGTTGGTCAACAAAACTTTTTAGAAGAGAGGTTTATATCATTTGCTTATAGGTATTTATATGCTGATGGAGAGTATTCAGCTACTTCGCAGTGGTCTGATATTGCTTTTGCTCCAAATGGATTTGAGGTAACTATTGAAGCATACTTAAATGAGGGAATGATAAACTCATTTAATGCTTGTAAGGTAACTTACTATACAGGTGACTCTCTTGTTGTTGGT